GATTTATTTTGGGACAATGTTAATGGCCATTTGGGTATTGGTACAAATGTACCTGGAACGGCTTTACAAATTGATCACGATCAAAATCAATTTATACGATTAAACCAAACAACAGCCACAAACGATACTAAAATTGCATTTCAAAACAGCGGTACGGCCTTATGGCGAATTGGTAATTCATACAACGCTGGTGCAAATGATTTTGGAATTTTTGATGTAGTAGGTGCATTTCAGCCAATAACAGTTAAAAAAACAACGGGCCAGGTATTAATTGGCGGTGGATCAACTGGAAGCGGTAGATTAGTGGTTGAAAGTGCTACAAGCGACAACGGGATCCAGATAGTTGGTGCAAACGCACCTTCTTTGCGTATTGATAGCGCTGCAACTGGGCCGACTAAAAGAATTGGTTTAGGTATTTCAACTGGCGTAAACAATTTTATTCAGGGTAGTGTGGATAGGGATATGTGTATTTTTAACGGATCCACAACAGCTAGCCCAATGTTATTTGGTATTTATGGCACTACTAACGTTCAGGAAGCAGCTAGAATATCGGCAGCACGAAATTTTTTAATAGGAACAACAACCGATAATGGAAGTAAGATACAAATTAACGGAACTGGATATATAAATAATACTTTTATTTTTGACGGAACAGCCACTAATCAATATCTAAATTTCTATAATAGTGGTTCAGATAGAGCGCATATTTATTGGCATGAAAGTTTAAATAGTTTATCATTAGGAACATATGTTGCTGGTGGAAATATAAAATTTGAAACTGGTAATAATGTGACTAATATGTTTCTTGATAGTTCAGGAAATTTAGGAATTAACAATGTTACACCTAATAGAAAATTATATATACAAGAAGCTGGAACAACAACAAGTGGTAACGTAGTAGCTGTAAGAAATAGTAATGCAACTAGCGGTGCATACATTAATTTTTTAGCTGGTGGTGGTAATGCTCCATCAATAGGTGCAAAAGGTAATGATATAACTTTTACCGCTGATGGATATAATGGTACAGAATTATTTAGATTAAGTGGTACTGGCCCAGCACAATTTTTTAGTTCTTTATCTGCTACAAGTTTAGGAGTAGGCAATAATATTAGTGGTTTTGGTGATATTGTATTAATTTCAAATACAAATACAAATGTTTATCCAAAAGTAAATAGATCAAGTACATCATATGAAGCTGGTTGGAAATATGCAACTGGTGGAGTAGATAATTGGTATATCGGTACGCGTAGTAGTGACGGAGTTAATAGTTATCATTTTTATGGATATAATACAAATAGTTCTGTTGCTCAATTTACTTCAAGCGGAAACTTATTAATCGGCAAAACAACCGACACTGGGGCAAAGCTACAAGTAAATGGTAAAGTAGAAATAACTGCACCAAGTAGTAGCACAATGCAAACTGTTGTTGGAAATAAAGTTTCTGCTGCAAGTGGTAGTCCTACTTCTATTGCTTATGTTGGTTTTTCTAATTCAGTAAGAGTATATTTATATATTGTACAGGATACAGCACACGGAGCTAGTGCGATTGCCGATATTTGTACTTATTATGGTTCATCTAATGGTGGTATTACTACACAAGCTCTACTTGGTAATGTAACAGGAGTAAATATAATTTACAATAATTCAGGATATAAATTAGATGTAACTGTTAATTATACAGGTTCAGCACCAACTATATATTGGACAATAGAAGGATTAAATTATGATGCAAATATTTACGCACTTTAATAAAATAATATGAAACAAATACAACCTATTCAAATCTGGGTAAACGGTCAGCAACAAACAGCAACCGTATTTAACCTAATTATTATTAATGACAATTTATTAAACAGTGCAACGTTTTACTGGCAGTTATTAGATAGCGCAGAAATAAAAGTTGCAGACGGAAATTTAACAATGGGCGAGCCGCAGTATGATCAATGGGGTACATCAAGCGACGTTAACCAGTGGGCGTATGAATGGGCCGCTACTCAATTAAACATTACACTAGCTTAATTAATCTTTAAAATACAAAACCAATGGAAACAAAACAAGCACTTGCAATCATCAAACAAATTTTAGACGCAGCTAGCAAAAGCGGTTTATTTGAAAACTTAACGGCAGCAATGACAGCGGCCGACGCATATAATGCAATAGCGCGTGAAATATTAAAAGAAGAAAATGGCGACGGATCTGTTATTTAGTATTATAGTTTTTGTAGCCGCTGGCGGTGGCTTTTATTTCACAACTAAAAATAGATTAGATAAGATTGAAAGTGATCTATCTAAACACAACAATACTAATACTGAAATATTAGATCGTCTGGCGCGCATTGAAACAAAACTCGATTTTGTAACTAAAAAATGAATTTATGTTAAAGAATTGGAAAACAAGCCTATTCGGTTTGGGAGCAGTTATTACAGGAATTGCAACAGTATTAAAGGGCGATATAGCTGGGGGTATCAGCGCGGTATTAGGCGGCCTGGGGCTATTTGCAGCAAAGGATAGCGACATTAATTTAAATAACCGCCCATAATGACTAGCCAAACCAAAAAAATATTGGTGGTTACTGTTGTGGCGTTAATCTTATTAAGTAGTACAATGGCAGTAGGAGCAAAGGCCGAGGAATTGATAAAAAGATTTGAGGCCGACGATATTAATAAATATTTAAGGGCCTACATTGATCCCGTGGGAATACCTACAATAGGGTACGGATCTACCTATAATTACGACGCAAAGCGTAAAGTAAGGCTAGGTGATAGTATTACCCAGGAAAAGGCTGTTGAATGGTTAAGGAAGGAAACAAAGTCAATAGTGCCAAAGATCAAAGCACTGGTTAAGGTACCTATTAACCAAAACCAGCTGGATAGTTTAACTAGCTTCGTGTATAACGTAGGTATCGGCGCATTTCAATCTAGCACGCTTTTAAGGTTACTTAATAGCGGCGCACCAAAAGCAGAAGTGGCGGCCCAGTTTGATCGTTGGAATAAAGGCACTGTAAACGGCCAAAAAGTAGTTTTACCTGGCCTAGTAAGGCGCAGAAGTGAGGAAAAAGCGCTATTTTTAGCATAAGAAGCAAGTTGGTTAGATAAATTTCAATGGTCTAGTACAAAAAGAAAGCCTGGTGTGTCTACACTGGGCTTTTTTATGCCCCTACAAAAATAAATTTGGTGGTTTAAACGTTTTTACTATAATTTTACCAAAGACAAACAAAACCCTAATATATGCAACTTAAAACCGACAGTAAGATCCTGGGCGAAATAGCCAGCTTACAACACAAAATTTTGCGCCTAGAAGCATTACGCGCACTATCACCGTACGAACAATGCCATTTCTTTTTTTATTCTAGTTCTGGTAAGTTTTTATCGTTAAATGAAAACGACGTGCCTTACAATTTATCCTTTGAAATAAGGGTACTAATTGACGCGGCCCTAGATCATTACAATTTTGAAATAAAACGACTAGAAAACAGTTTTCAATGCGACGCAAACTAATTAGATTAGCTGCAATAATATTTTTTATTGCAGTAAGCGTGCCAGTATGTATATTAACCTACACTGGCGCCTTTATACTTTTTTACCTATTTAAAATTTATCACTTATTAAAACCAACAAAATGAACGAGTATTTAAAAGATCTAGCCGACGGCTTCGGATCAATGAACAAAGTAGAAAACAAAAAAAACGAAAAGCAACCCGACTACCAGGGCTACTTTAAAGCAGACGGCAAACTATTTGAAATTGCTGGCTGGGTAAAGATTAGCAAAGCTAACAACAAGTACCTATCCATCGCAGTAAAGGAATTTACAGAAAAAACAAATAATACTGATTTATGATTGAATTACCAACAAACTGCAAATATTTAAAAGTTTATTGTCAACTGATAACTATTAATGATGTGCCATTTATTTATTTTACTGATATTAGCGAAGTAGGTAGAGGAATAAATTGTATTTATGCAGTTAGTCAATATTCAATAGAAAAAGCACATAAAGAATTTTTAAAGCACATTGAAAAAACTTATATAGATTATGAAAATAGATAAAAACGCACCAGCTTTTCCAGTTATGCCAGTCCAGGATCAATTCGGCCGCCTAGTGGCACCGATACCAGGCCTAACAAAATACGAACACGTTTTATTACAGATCCTTTGCGCCAAAGAAATGCAAAATAATCATAGTAAAATAGGCCTTTCCACACTATTAAGAGAGTGCGAAACACTAGCAAACGAATATTTTTTAACCCTAGAAAAAATAGAAAATGAAAAAGAAGCTAACCCAGTTATTTCAATTAACTAACAACCAGCAAGCTGTAATAGCCCTAATTATTGCAGCTGTATTAACCGCTTTTTTACAAAGGATCTAATGATAGACGGACAAAACAAAATAACCTTAGAAGAAAAACTAGCCGCACGAAAATTTAAACCTGACTATATCCCCCCACAAAGCCAGGTAGTATTTACAGTTCAAAATAAGCCCATTGGAGTTTTACAAAATTTCATAGTAATATCGGGCTTACCAAAAACAGCTAAAAGTACTATAATATCGGCCGCAATAGCTAGCGCCTTCCAACCAGGTGAAGTATTTTCAATGAAATTTACTTTTCCAGAAGGAAGGCGCAAAATTGCGTACTTTGATACTGAAAGCAGCGATTATGATTTTTACAGACAAGTTAACAGAATAAAGCATTTTGCCAATCTAAATAATTTACCGCCCTGGTGCGACTGTTTTACAGTGCGCGAGGACGGCCCAGGCGAAATAAGGGCCTTAATCGTTAATTATTTAGAAAATAACCCTGACTGTCCAATCATAATTATTGACGGCCTTTTGGATCTTATTTTGGACTATAACAGCGAAATAGAGAGCCGCAAGCTGGTGAACTGGTTTAAACGTCTAACAAAAGTTTACAACTGTTTATTTGTGGGCGTACTTCACCAGGGTAAAGGCCTGGGCGCCCAGACACTAGGCCACCTAGGATCAAATTGTGATCGCTGGGCTAGTAGTACACTAGAAATGGTAAAAGACAAAGACAAAAAGACCTTTACATTACAGCCTAGATTTTTAAGAAGTTCGGAAGATTTTGATCCAGTAGTGCTTATGAATATTGGCGGCAACTGGCAGCAAATATCTATTGAAGGTGAAAGCAAAAAGCCTGAAATAAAGCACCCAAAACAATTTACTGAACTAGATCATAAAAATATAATTAACCAGCTAATTTACGGACCTATTGCGTATAAAGATCTAATAGCAGACATACAAGAACAACACGCAAAAGGTACTAACTGGGCTAAACAATTATGCAAAATTTGGATAGACAAAAAATTTATTTACAAAAACGAAGCAAACCTATATGAAAAAAGATACTAAACGCTTCATAGCTTATATGCTTATGAACAAACATTTTAAGCTGGTAAAGAAGGGCGCCAACTGGCGCATAGAATACAACGGCGTTTTATTACAGCCAGACGACATTGAATTTTTAAAGTTAATTGCAAAAAAAAGCGGCCAAAAATTTGACCGCCTGGACAAAACAGTTAACCCTAATTAACCGCTTATTTTCCTTTCGAAACAAAGATAATAAAAAATGGAATATTATACAGCAATTATTTTTTTTGAAGATCACAAAGAAATTACACCAAAAAAATATCGGAATATTAACCGCGTAGAAAATTTTATTGATTTTGCCCGAAAAGTTGGCGGACATTATGTAAATTTATACGAGAAAAAAACGAAAAAATTTTATTGCCGCGTCTGGTTGAACAATTAAAATAAAGACAGCAACCCAGCACGCCGCCAAAATACCAGCCTAGCGCTGGTTTTTTTGTGCCTGGTATGTATCGCTTAAAAAGTGGTTTAAATTAAAGGTGAAAAGAAAATAATTTAAACTGGTTTAAGTGGTTTAAAATAGGTGGTTTAATTTTTATCTTTGCTAGCCCAGGCGTACGCAAAGATAATAAATTTTAAACTAAAAGTTTAACCAAC